GGACAGGCGGATTGGATGCCGGAAAACTGGACACCGACAATGCAGGCAATGATTGATGAATCTATCGGGAACATACCAGACCAGAATTATATAGACCAAGCAACTTTAGATGAGCAACTGGCAGGGCTTCCCGATGCAGCTCAAATACAAAAGCTGCTTGAGGAACAGGGTTGGGGAGCACTAGGGGATCCTTTCGGAGGCGCTCTTTCCGCTTACTCTACCACGGATATGATCCAACAAATGATCAAAGATAATCTAGCACAAGGATTAAGTGAAGACGATATTTTTGCAATGATTCAGGAACAATTCGGCGAAACGATGAGCGATGAGGATATTTATGCCGCAATCGCTACAGCGCAAGAAACCCAATATACGTCTTTGATGGATGAAGTTAATGCTTTGATCGCAGAGAAACTAGCTGAAGGAATGAGTGAACAAGAAATTATTGACCTAATTACGGCGCAATATGGCGACCAGATGAGTCCGGAGGACATCAATTTGGCGATTACTACGGCGCTAGACAACCAATACACGTCTTTGATGGAGGAAGTTAATGCAAGGATTGCAGAAGCCCTGACTGATGGGATGACCCCTGAACAAATTGCTGAAATGATCAGGGCAGAATATGGCGACCAGATGAGTGATGAGGACATCAATTTGGCGATTACTACAGCCCAAGAAGCCCAATATACGTCTTTGATGGATGAAGTTAATGCTCTGATCGCAGAAAAATTAGCAGAGGGAATGACTGAAGCCGACATTCTTGCATTAATACAAACAGAATATGGCGGAGTATTAAGCGCAGATGATATTACAGCAATGATCGCTACTGCCATAGCGGGAATTGAAACAACTCCAACGGAAGATGCCCTTACCGCTGATGCAGTGCAGCAAATGATTGACGCCGCAATGGCACAAGGAATGTCTACAGAACAGGTTCAGGCAATGCTTGCAGAATCTGGGCACCTGAACCAAGAACAAGTTCAGGCAATGCTTGGAGAATCTGGATACATGGGTGATGTAGGAGTACAGGGACTTATTGATACCGCTCTTCAAGGAGCCTTGGGCCAAGGTGGGTCAATTAATGAAGCCATTCAAAACGCACTTTTAGCTGTAGGAGACACAACTATAGATACAGGAACCCAACAACCTAGTAGTCCTTACGGAACCTATACCAGTCCTTATGGAGACGTGGACCCTTATGCCCTGATGTTTAATCCATGGTATGGAACAACACCTTTCGCCGGAGGAGCCACAACAGGGGCCGAAGACCCAACTGGACTTGGGGACCTGGATTTGGGAAATCCGGCTGATTATAATTTTGACATTTCAACAGAGTATGATGAGGACCTGTTTAGTTAAGCGGAGAGAAGACAATTGACGCCATAGATTTTGCCTATAAAATTCTTAAAATAGTTAAGGAAAAAGAAGAACGAATACAAACGATGATGCTCAACGGAGAAGTTAAAGATTGGGAGCATTACCGCAATTTGACCGGTCAAACAGAGGCCTTAACCTATGTAAAATCGGAAATTACCGAGTTACTGGATAGGATGGGAGAACGCTTTGAGTGACGCAACCTCTATTTTAGAGCAAAAATGGGCACAGGAAGAAGAAGGAAAAACACCTTTACAAAAAGCCTATGAAAACGTCAGCAAAAAGAAAACTGACGGGGAAAAATTAAATCCGGAAAAAATAACCTCTGCTTTGTTAGAACAACTCCCTGAACCAACAGGATGGCGCATCCTTATTCTTCCTTACCGTGGCAAAGGTCGTACAGACGGAGGCATTTACCTTACTGAAAAAACAATGGAACGCCAACAGATAAGCACGGTTCTCGGTTATGTATTAAAGACCGGAAACCTTGCCTACAGTGACGAAGACAAATTTCCAACGGGTCCTTGGTGTAAATCCGGGGACTGGGTTTTATTCGGGAGATACGCAGGTTCCCGATTTGAAATTGAAGGAGGAGAAGTTAAGATATTGAATGATGACGAAATTATTGCGAAAATATCTGATCCAGAAGCAATTCTGCATAACTATTAAAAACATGAGGAGTGACCCATGCCTAGACAAGAACTAACAAAAACCAATGAAGAGAAAATGGTTGATTTAGACGTCACCGGCCCAGCCGTTGATGTCGAACTTCCAGCAGAAGGCGCTGTAATCACCGAAGTAGCGGCCGAAACACCACAAGAAACTACCGAAAAAATCAGGGTAGAAGAAGTAGAAGAGCCCAAGAAGGAACTTGAAGATTACAGCAAAAATGTACAGCAGCGCATTAACAAGCTGACAGCCAGATTGCGGGAAGCCGAGCGCCGGGAACAAGCGGCAACGGACTATGCACAAAATGTGCAGAAAGAAAATTCAACGCTTAAAAACAGAAACACAGCTTTGGACGGCAATTACATTATTGAATTTGCCAATCGAATCACTACGGAAACCCAAGCAGCCAAGGCGGCTTTAAAACAAGCCACGGAAAACGATGATGTGGACCAGCAGGTTGAATCACAACAAAAACTGGCGCGTCTTGCGGTTGAAGCACAGAACCTGAAAAAACTTAATGACCAAAGAAAAGTTCGACAAAGTTTGGCTAATAAAACAGTAAAAACAACCGCATTCAAACAACCCAATGAAGCCCCTGCACCGCCAGACCCTAAAGCGGAAGCGTGGGCAAGAAAAAATTCATGGTTTGGTGAGGATACAGCCATGACCATGACCAGTTTTGTGGTCCATCGTCAGTTGACCGAAGAAGAAGGATTTGATCCTTCCTCCGATCAATACTACAATGAAGTTGATAAAAGAATGAGAGAAGAGTTTCCACATAAGTTTAATGGAGCCTCTTCCGGAACGGAAACTCGTCCCGTCCAGACAGTTGCATCTGCTACACGCAGTCCGAAAAAAGGGCGCAGCAAGACTGTGAGACTCACACCATCACAGGTCGCTATAGCTAAAAAACTTGGTGTGCCACTAGAAGAGTACGCTAAATACGTGAAGGAGTAACAAAATGGCTGAGTCCAATGAAAACGTAAAAGAAACAACTCGAACTTCACGCGAGACTGAGAGCCGTGAGAAAAAAGCACGGCGCAAACCTTGGTCTCCCCCATCCGCACTGGATGCACCCGAGCCACCTGAAGGCTATCATCATCGATGGATTAGATACGAAGTCCGTGGACAAGCTGACACCAAAAACATGTCAGCGAAACTCCGCGAAGGATATGAACCTGTGAGAGCAGACGAATATCCGGATTTTGAATCTCCCGTAGTTGAAGAAGGCAAACACGCAGGGGCTATTGGGGTAGGAGGGCTGATATTAGCCCGTATACCTAAAGAAACAGTTGGCGAGCGCGAGGTTTATTTTAAAACTCGGACCGAAGGTCAAATGGACGCAGTTGACAATGATTTGTTTAGGGACGGCACTCATCCTTCCATGTCGGTACATAAACCGAACCGACAAACACGTGTAACAATGGGCGGTACTAGAAAAGCTGACGAAAAGTAAGTTTTTTAGGTACCAAATAGTAATCGTTCATCTTTATTTCGGAGGAAATAAATGGCCAATGTAGATAAAGCCTTTGGGCTTCGTCCATATAAAGGTGCCGGATGGCCGGTTCAGCAAGCAAATAAGTATTTAATTAATCCCTCGGGATATAGCACAAGCATCTATCAAGGTGATATTGTTATATTCAATGCTGGTTATATTGAAACTGCGGCAGTTAGTTCTGCTAATATTGTTGGTGTGTTTTCACACTGTTACTATGTTGCTTCTGACGGAACTCCCACCTTTAAGAACTATTACCCAGCCAGCACGACAGCACTCGGAAGTGGCGACATAGAAGTATATATTTATGACGACCCTAACCAACTGTTTCTAGTACAAGCAGACGGTGCTTCAGCTATAACCTGTATGGGCAGAAATGCTGATACAGACGGCATTGGTGGTAGTACGACAACGGGCGTTGCAACCAGAGAACTTGACTCTAGCTCAATCGCCACAACTTTAGCGCTTCAGTTAAAGATTGTTGGTGTGGTCCAAGACGATTCTAACGGAGACCTCACGGCAGATAATGCAAACTTAGTCGTTTTGATTAATGAGCATTATATGCGTGGTGGTGTAGCAGGAACTTAGGAGTAAATAATGGCTATAAGTAGAGCGCAACTTGTAAAAGAGTTGCTTCCAGGCTTAAATGCTCTTTTCGGACTTGAGTACGGACGCTATGATCAGGAACACGAACAAATATTCGATACTGAATCTAGTGACCGGGCTTTTGAAGAAGAGGTCATGCTCACCGGTTTTGACACAGCCCCCGTTAAATCAGAAGGAGCGGGAGTAGCCTTTGATCAAGCGCAAGAAGCGTTTACATCAAGGTATACCCACGAAACGATTGCTTTGGCTTTCAGCATTACGGAAGAAGCTGTCGAGGATAATCTTTATGACAAATTGTCAGCAAGATACACTCGAGCGCTTGCCAGAAGTATGTCGAACACCAAGCAAGTCAAAGGTGCAGCGGTATTGAATAATGCTTTTAATAGTAGTTATCCGGGCGGCGACACGAAAGAACTTTGCGCAACAGACCATCCAACTGTGGGTGGAGCTAATTTGCGTAATGAGCTTTCAACAGCAGCCGATCTGAATGAAACTTCTTTAGAACAAGCATTGATTGATATTGCGGCATTCACAGACGAACGCGGCTTAAAAGTTGCTTTGCAGGGATTAAAATTAATTATTCCTAAAGAGCTTCAGTTTACCGCTGATCGTTTATTGGAAACTCCCGGGCGGGTAGGTACGGCGGATAATGACATTAACGCTATTAGAAATATGGGCATGGTCCCAGAAGGCTATACTGTTAATCATTATCTTACTGATACAGATGCGTGGTTCATCAAGACAGATTGTCCTAACGGTTTTAAAATGTTTAACCGTGCAGCAATCAAAACCTCGATGGAAGCGGATTTTGATACCGGTAACGTACGTTACAAGGCTCGTGAAAGATATTCGTTCGGGTGGTCTGACCCTCGAACTGTCTTTGGCAGCCCCGGAGCATAAGCTAAATGGAACCTGTGATGGGGGGGTTTCTTACTCAACCCCCATCAACCTAAATTTTTCTTTATATTTACCCCGTTTAGAAGTAACATTGAATACAGGCTTATTCACTAGGATAACTTTACCTATCGACTGACCTAGCAGACAAGCCAAGACGATAGGCTTTTTTTCGGGAGAAAAATAATGGCAAATACAACCTTTAATGGCCCAGTCAGATCGGAAAACGGTTTTGAACAAATCAGCGTTACGTCTGGCACAGGGGCTGTAACAACAAATTTGGATATTGATTCCAGCGGTAATATTACCACTACGGGCTATGTTTCTGCTTATTCTAATGTCAGCAGCATTACGTCTGCTACCAAATCAGTAGAATCAACCGATTCAGGAACTGTTTATACTCTGAACAGGGCAGCAGGCATAGTGGTAACACTGCCTACAGCCGCAGCAGGGATAAACTACACCTTTATCGTTGGCACTACCTTTACAGGTGCAGGACAGATCAATACAGACAATACCAGTGATTTATTCTCTGGTTTTGCTACGATCTTTGATCCAGCAACTGCAACAGATACCAACACTTTCATACCTGATGCCAGTGATGACGACACCATTGACTTAGGGTCGGCAGCACAAGGCTGGTTGGTAGGCGGAGTAATTCGTCTGGTAGCAACAACAGCAGCAGTATGGCATTGCGAAGCATTTTTGCATGGCGATGGTACTTTAGCCACTCCATTTGAATAAGGGGTAGGTTATGGCTGATTCAGTTACAGGCCCTACTACTCAATACGACTACGATAAGAAACTTATTGTTTATTGTTCTGTTTATTCAGATGGAAGTGGAAGCAGTACTACTTTGGTGGACGTTTCTGCTTTGAACCAATCAGCTAATAAGGAAACATGCACGCATGTAGCTTTAAATAAAATATGGTACACAGTTGGAGGAGGAACAGATGCACCTGCGTCCCTAGACTGGGATGCAACTACCAATGTTACTTTTTTAACTTTGTCTTATGACAACATGTTTGATTTCAGTTCTATTGGTGGTTTGGTAAATACGGAAGCATCCGGTTATTCCGGCGATGTTTTGTTTGTTGTTCCGTCAACTGCTGATGTAGGAAACGAATACACTGTTTGGTGTGAGTTTTTGAAATATTACGAAGCACCTAATAATTAGGAGTAAATAATGCCCGGAATGACAGAAAGAAAACGATACATGAGGGAAGAAACTACTGCACGCGGGGACTATGCGGTTGTTCCACATAAATATAAAAAGGGTGGAACAGTTAAAACGGGTGGAACAGTTACGAACTACAAGAAAAAGTATCGTAGGCCTTAATAATGGCTACTTCTGGAACAACTACGTTCGATCTGAACGTCGCTGAGTTAATCGAAGAAGCATTCGAGCGTTGTGGATTGGAATTAAGGACAGGCTACGATCTGGAAACAGCCAGACGTTCCCTTAATTTAATGTTTGCCGAGTGGGCAAACCGTGGTCTTAATCTTTGGGTCATTGTTGAACGAACAGAAGACCTGACTGAAAGCACCACCTCCTATGATCTGGACACGGATTTAATCAATGTTTTGTCCGCTGTCGTCCGGCGCACGTCCGGAAGCACCTATACGGATTACCAGTTAAACCGGATGAGTCGAAGCGATTACCTTTACCTTCCGAACAAAGCAGTGGAGGCACGTCCAACCCAGTTTTATCTGGAAAGGACAGTAACCCCTAAATTATATCTTTATCCGACTCCGGACGATTCAACCGATGTTTTTCGTTATTACGCACTGACCCGGATTGAGGATGCAGGGGACTATACCAATACTTTGGACATTACTTT